CCCATAATAGCACTTATACCCAATAACACATGCTACTGGAAACCCAAAGCTTTGTATTAATTCTGCCATAAAATTACCTTCTTTCTTATTTTTTATATAAAAATAACGTACAATACTTATCTGTACGCTTTACTATTTCTTAATTTTTTCTAATTGCTCTTCAACCCATTCTCTCGTTGCTACTCTATCTCCATTTTCAAACTTCATTCTACGAGCATCAATAATAACGTCACCGTTACTATATAGCCATAAATCATTGTCTCGATTTAATCCAATACCACCAAGACCATTGTGTCCATTAAAATGTATAAACTTACTAACCGTCGTTATTCTTGAACCTATTTCATCAGCATCTATTGTTCCAGTTTTTATACTAGAACCATCTATAGTAGTTTCTCCCCTCTCTAAATTTCTAAAAGTTACGTAGCCATCTAAATCAATGTTAAGCGCTCTCATTCCTATTTTTTTATCACTCATATTTATAGCGCTAACCAAAGCATTGCCATTAATTTCTCCTCCATCAACCACTAATGCAATATTATCTGCATTTTGAATTATCTTAGAATTTAAATTTTCTGTAGTGTCATTTACTTCTAACATTATGCTACTAGCAGTTTGCTCTATCTTTGTATTGGTCTTATTAATTTCTTCTACAGTAAGAGTAATTCTATCATCTTGCTGGTCTATTTTAGAGGTAAATTGTTTCTTAGTATTTTCTAAACTTTCTTTTACTTCATCTATAGAATTAGATAGATTATCAAAATCCGTAGATAAGTTTTCTTTAAAACTTCCAAGCTCTACCTCTAAGTATTTCCCTAATAGACTATCCCATTTATATTTAATTACTTTTTGCCTTATGTCTATACCCATTTTTTTATGTTGAACTGTTACTATATCCCCTAAACTAACTTTTTCTAAGCAACTATAATTTTTATACTCTTCTGTCTTGGATAGCTCTACAAAATCTACTTTGTAATTAGCCTTAGGAATGTCTATATGTTGAATTTGATATAACTTTAGGACTTTTTCTCTAAGCATTTTTCTTACATCTGATTCTGTTATGCCTTTTTCACTATCCACTTTTATATCCCCAAAATGTAAGTGTTTTATCTTTGGAAACGGATATTTATCTATATTAGGAGAATCTATATATTTTTCTGATAACATAATTATTGAATCATTCTCTGTAAGTCCTGTTGGCATAATCCTTGTTACAACTTCACTGTTATCTAAATCCTCTTCTAACCCTAGCAAATTCTTACCATAGCTTATAGTTATACCTTTATCAGCGCCTATAAAATTAAGTATAGAAATATTGAAATTATCCCTTTTAAGCTCTCCACCCCATCTACTTAAAAAGCTATTTTCATTCTCTCCTATTAAAGCTTGTATTGGATTTTTTCTAACATAAAATGCATCTGATATCTTGTTTATATTACTACTAGTTTTAAAATTATGAGGATATTGTGTATTATTTAAAATTCCTTCAAGTGCAACATTAGCATTAACAGAACCTGTTCTATAACTTTCTATAAAATTATCTATTAGATCATAAAAAATATGTTTTGCATATACGCATATAATTCCCATATTTTTAACTGGTCTATATATACGAAACAATTGATAACCATTAGGAGTATTGGCTTTTATTACATTATCCTTAATTAAATAATTAGACTTTTTATCGAATATAGGATATTCTAATTCCAATCCGTAAAAACCATTAAGTTCTTCTTCTATTTCACATCTTATAGCATTGTTTAAAATTGCAAGTCCGTTGTGGATAAAATCTTTTTCTTTGCTATCATATATATTTATCATGTTTTCACCTGCCTACTTCAAAAATAGAAAAGGCAATAAAAAAAGACTTGTGAAAAGTCCTTAACTATTGCCTTAATATTTATTTTTACTTCCCATTAGCTACCTATTACGCAGTATGTTCCGTTTCTTTATGTTCTAAATCGTCTATTTTATCTCCCTTCTTTGATACTTTTTCGTATACTGAAATAATTTTTTTATAATCTTCTACTGAAAATGCATTACAAAAGTACATTACATCTACTTTCTTTCGTATTTCCTCTTTATCCATAGTTCCATAACGCAATTGATTTATTATTATTTCAGTTATATTTATATCTAAAGCCATATTATCTACCTACCTTTTATAATTTTTGTGTTACTTTCATATATCCCTTATCTATTAAAATTTTTTCGATATCATCTAAACGTTTGGAATTTGCAATAACTTCCTCGGGTGCAAGTGTCCAATCTGTTGCAACAAAACCCTTTTCTACTTTAGCATTTCTTATATATACTTCTGAACCTTGCTTTGCATATAGGATTATATCATTTGTTAATCTTACAGGCTTACCAACTCGTTTCTTAATTCTTATCCATTCACCTTTAGTAGGTTCTATATTTATTTGAATGCCTGTTGTAGAAAATCCTATTAACATATCTGCTTTTTTATCACATTTAACATCAAAACTCAATGAATAGTCATAACGTAAATCCATATCTATAGGCTTTTGATAAATACCAATCAAATCTTGTTTAGTATTTACTATGTGACAAGTATTATCTTTTATATCAATTTTATTTTTTTCATCTCTGTCATTTTTTTGAAATCTTTCTGACCAATGATTTAGACTTGTTATAGTGCTATTCAATAAATAATTTCTACCACCAAAATTATTTAACTGTTTTCTAGTTTCTTCATATTGTGCAGCAACTTCTTTTTTATGTTTTTCATATTCTACATTTTTAACATAGTTTTGAGGATTTAATTCTTGTTTCAATTCATCTCCAGCATTAATTGTATTTTGCAAATTATCTTTAGTTTTATTTGCAGTAGCTATTGTATTATCTAAAGCATTCTTTATATTAGTAGCATCTTTTTTTACACTATTCCATTCGCTAACTCTAGTACTTTCAGCTTTATTCCTAGCTTCTTCATTACTTATCCTAGCATTTTCATTAGTATTTCTTTTGGTTTCAGATTGTATTCTAATAGTTTCATTAGCTTTTCTAGTACTCTCAGCGAATTGTCTTTCTTTTTCTCTAATATATTCCTGTTGCATCAAATCCAAATCTTTTTCATTAAAATAAGTATCATTATAGATAGCTTTTTCAATTTTCAACATGAAAGTAGAACTAGTAATCTTTAATAAATTACTATCAAATACACTAATATCAGCTTGTAATAACCCTGTCTTTTCTAATACTTCTGAACTCAATTTAATACTTATTTTTCCTTCTTTGGAATTAGCTATATTAGCCATATATAATAATGTTCTTTTATCCTCTCTAAGGAAGTTAATACGTACTGTACAATTAGATAAATCTAATGCTAAATTATTCTGCAATAGAGTTATATTTAGTATAGAATTATTATCATATTGCTTAAATCCTGTTACAGTAGTTATATTTTTGTTCTTAGTATCTATCTTTAAATTAAATATTTTATCTATTATAAACACCTCCAATTCGGTATAATTTCAATTTTTTGTACATTACCTTCCCAGCTTATTTTATTTTCTTCTAATAGTGTAGGAAACTCTCCACACATATGATTATTGCAATTAGAATTATCCTTATAGCACTCTTGAATTGTGCTATCTACAACAATATGATCTTGTACATCTTTTAGTTTTATAGAATACTTATTTATGTTTAGATTTATATCGCCACTACCATAAACCTTAATTACTGGTTCGGATTTATAATTAAATTCTGGACTATAAATAATTGTAGGATTTTTTATTTCTATAGTAGAATTATCTATATAATATTTAAATGGATCACATACAAAAGTAACTGTAAAATCTCCAGTTATATAATCAACTTCTATTCCCTCAAATTTCACTTCTTTAACCTTAAAAAAGAAATTAGTTAAATAGTCTAGTTTTAAAATTCCTGAACCATCTAACCAATTATTTAATAATATTATTTTTTCTTCTACATCAGTATCTTTGATAGTACATTCAAATGTTAGCTCTATGTTTTTATAGGCTCCTGTATCTTCTGTTAATGTTCCACTTTTTCCGGGTACTTCAATATGATTAATTACTTTTTCAGCTTTAGGAATAGGAGGTCTTTTACCTACATATATTCCTAAGTCTTTAGAATATTTATTATTAAATTCAAATCCATACAAAACTAAAACCTCCTTTTATTCCTAAAACTTAATTCTTCACTCATGTATGGTGCAGTAACCCTAGCAATCGTTCTTCCATCTAGTTGTATTATTATAGGTTTTTCCATACCCATATTTTTAAAAGTATCTATCAATATATTTGATAGCTTTTCTATAGGAAGTACCGCTTCGGGTCCAGCTTCTCCTCCAACTTGTGGTCTACCATTCATCATGCCAAATACAGTTGGTTTTGTTAATATACCACCTTCTGCATACCAATCAACCCCAAGATGCGGTACCTTTGGTGGCATTAAACTAAACTCTCCATCCAATTTAAAATGAGGTAATTTAATATGTGGAAATTTAATACTAAGTCTAGAAAAGAATCCTTTGATTCTATCTATTTGCTTACCAACAAATTCTGCTGCTATCCTAATAGGTGTTTGTATTGTTTCTTTAATACCATTCCACACACTGCTAGTTACAGATTTAATTGTATTCCATACTCCAGTAATTACTGATTTAACTCCATTTACTGCACCAGTAACTACACTCTTAATACCATTCCATACACTACTTATAACACCTTTTATTCCATTCCAAACTGAACTCGTAACACTTTTAATAGCATTCCATACTGTTGTTATTACTGACTTAACTACATTTATAACAGAAGTAACTACGCTCTTTATACCATTCCATACAGTTGTTATCACGCCTTTAATAGCGTTCCAAACCGTTGTAGTAACACCTTTAATTGCATTCCACGCTGTTGTTATTATATTTTTTATAGCATTTATAACTGTTTGTATTGTAGTTTTTATAACATTCCAAACAGGAAGTATAAACCCTTTTATACTATTCCAGATAAGTTCCCATATAGCTTTTATAATATTTAACTCAGTTTGAATTATAGTCTTTATTACAGTTATTACAGAAAGTACTATAGCTTTTATAACTTCCCACAACATTTGGAATGGCCACTTAATGCCTTCCCATATGGTTGTAAATATATCCACTATTGCTTGCCATGTAGTTGAAAAGAAATCTTTCAACCCATTCCAAACATTTTCAGCAATTTCTTTAATACTATTCCAAAGATTGCTTAACCAAGGTCCTATCTTATCCCAATTTTTATATATTAAATAAGCTGCTGCTGCAAACGCGGCAACTGCTAAAGTAACAATTCCTATAGGAGATGTAACAAAATTCAAAGCAATTCCAAATGCTTTTGTTGCAAATTCAGCTGCATACATTCCAGCTATATATATAGTTTGTGCAGCACTAATCGCTTTAGTAGCTATTGTGGCTACTGTAAGTTTTCCACTATACACTAATATGCCAGTACTCAAAACACTTAATGCAATTATAACTGCTTTTATTGTTGTTTCATTATTTTTTAAAAAATTCTTAAATGAATTTATTTTATTACTTACATTTTGTATTTTAGCTGGTAAGTTTTGAAGTATTTCTGCTAACTTTCTAAACCCATCAACTAAAATACCTTCTTGCATTCCACCTAATTTGATAAGTAGACCTTCAAAAGCACTTTTTACTCCTGCTATAGCTCCACCAAGTCCACCGTCCATAGTATCAGCCATTTTCTTCGTTTGTCCATCACAATTACCTATAGCTTTAGTCATTTTATTAAATTCTTCATCACTAGAGTTCACAACTGCAAGCATACCAGACATAGCTTCTTGCCCAAATATAGTTGATGCCATTTGAGCTTTTTGTGCATCTGTAAGCTTACTAAACTTACCTCTTAATTCTTGCATGAGTGTAGTAAATGGTTTAACTTTTCCTGTACTATCTGTGAGCGCTATACCCAGTTTCTTCATAGCTTTAGCACTTGCTCCAGTTGGATTAGCTAACTTAGTAAATGCACTTCTAAGGGTTGTACCAGCTTGAGAACCAACTATTCCTTTGTTAGCCATAAGTCCAATTGCTACAGCAACGTCTTGAAGTTTATAACCTAATGATCCTGCTACTGGACCACAATATTTAAAAGTTTCTCCTAATAAACTAATATCTGTATTAGCTGATGCAGCAGTTGCACTTAGAACATCTGTAAACATTGTTGTATCTTTGGCTTTTAACCCAAATTGACTTAATCCATTAGACACTATTCCGGCGGCTTGACCAAGGTCAATAGCATTCGCAGTAGCAAAACTTAAAACTGGACCTACACCTTGCATAATCTCGCCTGTTTTCCAACCGGCTCTAGCAAGGTTCTCCATTCCTTGTCCAGCTTCCGTTGCACTAAACCTTGTCTTGGCCCCTAAATCTTCTGCTTTCGCCCGTAACTCCATAAATTGCTTGCCTGTTGCTCCACTAACCGCTTGTACTTTTCTCATCTGGTCATCATAGGTACTATATGTGTCTACTATCTTTTTTTCAAACGCTGCTACTGCACCTACTGTAAATGCACCAGCAACTACCTTTCCTATCTTAGAAAACGCTCCTGAAATTTTACCTTCTGCATTTTTAGCATGTCCAGTTACACTATCTATTTCCTTGTTTGCATCCTTACCGTTTACTGCAATTTTACCCATCAGAGCAAATAACTCCATCTATTCACCCCCTTACTTATCTTTTATCCTTCCTAAGATTCTTTCAGCTTTCTCAATATTTGCTTTTTCCTGGTCCTTATTCATTTTCTTATTAGTTACCTTTTGTTTAGCTTGAATTTCTTTTTTCCATGTTTCAAAATCTTGATCTATATCTTTATGTAGCCATATTTGCCACAAATCTTCTTCCCGTTGCTCTTTAATTAAATACAAAATAAAATCCGTTAGTTCTTGCATATCCATAGTGGAAAGCAACTCTAACGGATTACCATATCTTTTATATAAAATATCTTTAAACTTATTCTCACCTATTTGAAAGATAAGAATATAAGCTTGAAAAAACTTTTTAATTCCTCTTTTTTAAAGAAATTTATAATTAAAGTGTTGTATTCCATAAAATCTAACTTTTCTATTTCTTTTACTTTAACATCACATAAATTAGCTAGTAATTTATTGATATCTGACTGAGCATCATCTAAATTACACATTATTGTATCAGCAACATCAAGCATTACTTCTATACCTATGGATTTATAATCTTCTTCTGATTTTTTATCCTTTCCAAAACTCCCTTGCTTCTTTAAAAACTCTTTTATTGCATTCTTAGCTCCTGTTTTAGACATAATCTTTAACATTAAGAATGTATCTTGACCACCTAATTTTCTCATTTCTAATTTATTTTCCATTACTTATTCCTCCTTAAAATAGAAAAGAACCCATTGACATGAGTTCTAAATTATTCTTGTGATTTTTCTTTAACTTCTTTATTAATTGGTGGAAAGTATATTCTAGCTGGTAACTTCCTATCTGCAACTTGGTCAGCGCTTGCGTGCGCTTCAAATTTCATTTTTAACACTGCTTCATTATCATCCTTAGTCTCAAATTCAAGACCAGAAGTACAAAGAGCATTATCTAAAATAACTATAATAGGTTGATTACTTCCTGTCATAGTTCCTACTAGTGCTAAGTTATCTATATAGTCACTATCCTCTAGCTTCCCTTTACCTTCAACAACTGTATAACCCTCTGGTGCTTCATCTGATTCAGCTTTTATTTCTCTAATTATTCCATTTAAAGCTAATCTAATATTTTCAGCAGTTACTTCCTTAACATTTACCTCCATTTCAGCATCAGAAGTTTGGAGTACTTCTTGCCCCTTAGCTTTGGTAAAAACTCCATCTACTTTTATTTGCCTATATTTTTGTTCTATTTTAACTTTGTTACCTTCTGCTGTAGCACCTAATAAAGTACCTTCCCATTCCTTCTTTTCCTTATTATATTTTAAGTTCTTATATATCGCTCCAGCATCTACAAAATAATACTTAGGAGTATCTTTTGTATATCCTGTGGTTTGTAAACTCATTTTATTCCCTCCAATCTACCTTACAATATAATTGTAACCATCTTCTTTTTATCTGTTTATTTGTAGTAGGTATCATTCGCCTACTTGATACTTTAAATTGCAATAACACTTTATCTGTTAATATCCTTGATTTTAGAAAATGTTTTTTTATATCTTCAGTTAATTGTTCTAGTCTTAATGTATCAGCTCCACAATTATCAAATATATCTACATCAATATAAAAACCTTCTCTTGTGTTTTCTAGTGCTTCACCAGAATAAGAGAAGGTCAAATATGGATATTTAACTTCGTCAGCTGTATTAATTTCTAAATAGCTTTCTTCACATACTTTTTTAAATTCTTTAGTTAATTCTTTTAAAAAAGGTATCATTCTATCACCTTATTTCTTATATTGATTTCTATTCCAAGTAATTTTATTTGTATTACCTAATTCAGATAAGTATTTAATTAAAAGTTTTTTTACCTGTTGTTTATTTTGCCTATAAGCTGGTCTTAAATAAGGTTTAGGTTTCATCCCTTTAGTAAAATGAAATTTACCGCCAGGGTCTACATATCCCCAGCCACCTTTTCTGCCTTGACCATTCTCTGCAAATTCTCCAGTACCAAATTCAACATAAACTGCATAATCAGCATTAGTTCCTATATATGCTTCTAATTTTGATACTTGTATTTTATAATTTATACTTGTTTTTAAATTAGATGTATTAACTGGAGCTAATGCTTTAGCTTGACTTTGTATAACCAAAGCAGCAGCTTTAAGCCATTTTATATTAGCCATTTTTATAGCACTTTTACATGCTCTACTATTATCTCTAAACATTATGCTCACCTATAAATTTTAAATACAATTCTAAATGGTTATGCATCGATACAGGATCATCTACCAGAACTATATTATATCTATTACCATTACTATCTACCATCCAGTTCTTATTTCTTATATCTTCCCTATAATCAGTTATAAGGATGTGAGAACTTTCTTGAATGAAAGCATTATTTGTATTTGTTTCATCTCCAGTTAATAAATCTAAGAATCCTTTTATCTCAAATAATTTAGTTTGATTTTCTATTTTTCCCCCTATACCATTATCTTTTTTAGCAATTTCCATAATTGAAAAACTTGGTGCTCTTGAAGTATCCATTATGACCACCTCAATTTTTTGTATTTATCCAAGAATTTTAATAATGCCGCTGGATACCCTTCTACACTTTCATCATTACCCATGTCAAAGTATTCAGTCGATACCCTAGCTATGCTTTCTTTTTTAATACCTATCTTATCAGCCATTTTATTATCATACTGTAATAATTTAATAACCCCTAGCTTAATATCAGCAGGATATACAACTTTTGTTATAAGACAATTACATTCTTCTTCCTGTATATCTTCTTTGACTTTTATATATGTTTCAGATACTTCTAAAACTTCATATACTCCATTATTTTGAATACTATCATCTATATCAATAGTATTGCCCTTTCTAAATCCTAAGGCTTTAAAATTAACACCAGTTATTGTATTGCCATCATTAAAGAATAAATGATTACTTACTCTCACTCTAGTATCTAAAAACTTATTATTGGTCTTATTTCTTATCATAGTTTCAATAGCATTTAATTTAAAAACCAATTCAACATCCTTACTATCATCTTTTATTTTTAAAAGCTTCCTAGCTTCTTCTAAAGATATAATCAAATTATCACCACCCATAAAATAAGACTAAGAAAATTAATCCTTAGCCTATGCTTCCGCTACCTTTTGCTTTACAGTTAAACATGCTAAACAATCTGATTGAACTACTTTAGCACCAAATACATATAATCCTTTCATTGCATCCGCAAATGATTTTTCTGGTCTATATGCTTCTATTTCAGTTACTTGTCCAGCAAAACTAATAGCCATATCTGTTCCAGCCATTATAGAATAATTTCCTGAAGATACTGGAACGTTATTAGACATTCGTAGACTAAACCCAGCTACTGTAGCACCTTCAACAACTCCATTTTCTAATATCTTATATTCTTTTGTAAATCTTGCATCCTTAGAAAGTAACCCTAAATAAAAAGGTGGTAAAATAGCAAATCTACCTACCCTTGGAACATTCTTATTATCTAATTCAACACCTAAATCTACTAAAATATCATAAGCATTAGTTGGAATTAATTCTATTGGTTTTGATGAACTCCCCATTTTTATTTTTGCATCTTTAACAAATGCAGCAATGAATTGGTCTATAACATCTTGTACTGCATATGATGCTCTTCCCATCCCTTTATCTACTAGAGTTATATTTGCTTGTGCCTTATCTACATCATCAACTTTAAAATTAAAATACTTTGCTTGGTCTATTGTAAGTATAGTTTGACTAGATTTTAATTCTTCTGGATCATCTATCTTTCCATCTTTATAGTCTTTAACTGTTACATCACCCATTTGATTTATCTTAACAGTATCACCAAACTTCTTAATTTCTCCTTCATAATCTCTATTTACTGCATTAGCATAAACTAACTTTTTATCTAAGTTAGCAAGTAATCTTGCACTCCATATTTGTGGTATAAAATTCTTTACTGACATTTAACATCTTCCCTTCTTTATTCATCAAATTTTAAATCTTTTATTGTGTCCCAATTTTTATTTATTTCTTCTGCTGTCATATTTTTTAACTGATCCATTGTAAAACTTTGTGGTGGATTATCTGCTCCAGGCAACTTATTAACAATTATCTTAGGGTTATCTTTATTAGATTCTTGATTTTCAACTTTAAAAAAAGAAGCATTGTTTTCACTAAGCTCCTTTACTTTATTATCTAACTCTTTTTCAATATCTAATTTTTCAATATCTCCTAACTTATAAAGCATATAATCTAAGTCAGTACATCCAGCATCTTTTAACTTACTCTTAATAGTAAACTCCTTTTGTTCTTTTGCTCTAGCCGCTTCTGATTCTGCTGCCTTATTTTTGTAATTTTCAATTTCAGTTTGTAAGCTCTCTATGTCTTTATTGTCCTTCTTAACTTTATCTAATGTCTTATTAGCTTCTTTTAAATCACTTTCTAGTTGTTCTTTCTGTTCTTTGAGTTTTGAATACCTTATGTCCATATTTTCCTCTGATGTAGTATATATCTTATTTTCTTTCATTCCATTTTCTATTTTAGTTATATCCTCATCAGAGTAACCTAATTTTTTTAATAATTCTTTTATTCCCATCTTATATTCCTCCTAAATACACTGTTTTAAGTGGTTGTGTCCACTTTTAGGCTGTAATCTTTATTCTTTTATGCCTACAAGTAGTTACTTTAAAAAGGCAAAATAAAAAGTACCTACTATTTAACTTAGTAAGTACTTTTATATTAACTTTATATATTTGACAATATCTTTTAACTTTTCGCCTTGTATTATCCAGTTATCAGCCATATCCATAAATGAATTAAATTCATTTTCATCTTCATCATTACCGGCTTCACCTGTGTAATATTTATCATTAAGCAAACATATTACATACTCTTTATCTTTATAATGAAAAGTAATATCATCAGTTTCACTTTGATATTTCAAATCTTTAAGATTCATAGTATCACTCCTTCAATATATCCCTATGCTGTCTTCTTTCCTTTTCAGTTAGTTCTTTAACTTCTCTTGAAATCATTTTTCCTTCTTTATCCCACTTATAAATATGAATATGTTCTCCGTGCTTACCATAAGGATGCTGTTTAGGTCTATTATGATGCCCCGAATGAATTTGTTTAACCATCATTCCATCTTTATCATATAAAGTTCTATCAACTTGATTAAAACCATTTTTACTAACTTTATCACTCTCTATTACTGCATAAGGTTTATGTTTTCTTGGAGGACTATAATGTTCTCCTTTATGATCCTCTGTTATTTTTATTATATCATCTTTTGTATACCAATATCCACCTTTATAAACATCATCTCCAAATCTTTTACTATACCATTCATTATAATTTTCATATTCTATAATCTCCCCAGTAGTATTATCTCGCCTTAAATTTGGGGCTATATCTTCAACTATAGATATAGTGTCACATCTACAATGAATATCTTCACTAGCTACTCCAAATAATCTAGGCTGCAATGCTTTATAACCTCTTATTTCAAATTCTTCATCTATACCTATAGTTACACCATCTAAAGCTCTATGTGTATCTCTTGTTTTATGATCTAATGTTGAAAGCCATCTTTTCTTTAAGCCTATTCCTAATTTACTTGCTTCTTGATAACTATCTTCTCTTGCTAAACTTCTAAGCCTGTTACCTTCTGTTATAGCTATTCTTAAAGCTTGTTTGTAATCAGCTACTCCTATATTGCTTATATCCCCAGCTATATCTCTATACCCAGAACCATTTATAAGACCTCTTGTTAAAGCTCCTTTAGTTTTAAGCTTAAGATTATGTAAGTGTTTATCATATAATCTTTCACTTAACCTTAACCCATCTATAGGCATCTGAATAGCTTTTTCTACTGTTTTAGTATCAATCATTGTAAAATCTAATATTAAACCAGTCTCCACTTCTAACTGATAAAACAAACCATTATAAGCTTTAGAATAAGAATCCTGGGCATGGTTGCTTATCAAAGTTTCATTGTTTTTATAAGTATTATCTAGTATAACATTTATTTGATTAATCAATGATTTTAGCCTATCTACTTTCAACCATTCTTGAAAGCTTAATTCCCCATATCTATTTAAATAAGAGTTTAAAAGCTTTTTCATTTCTATAAGTGACGATTTATAATTAGTAAGCAATAACTTATTTGTATCCTTTTCTCCTTCTTTAAGAAGCTTTAATATCTCTAAATAATATTTACTAAGCTTCTCCATTGTCTTGATCCTCATTTATTTCTTTTTCTGTTATTGCATCTAAATTAATAGGCTCATAAGGTTGCATGTCTATTTTTTCTTTAACTTCTTCATAATCGAGTTCAAGAATATCACATAGTAATTTCAATACTGTATCATCATCAAGTCTTGTTGCAGCAGTAAGTATGTTATTTATTAATTGTCCTTTTGCTTCAGCATCTATTTTTTCATTGTTAACTATATCATTTTCATTAACCATAGTTTCACGAATTATATTAATATCAATATCCATGTAATTATAAGCAGTATTAAATCTTCTGTTAATATCATCTACTATAGCTTTTAATAGTTGCCTTATAAGTTTTCTTAGCCTTATCTCTGCTTTATTACATTTAAGGTCCAGTAAAGCATATCTGGACTTAATAACTACATTTGTAACATTTCCATCACCTACTTGAGAAGAATCAAATCCCATTCCAAACTTATATATAGATTCTTTATCTAGTCTTATTTTAGATTCTCTTGCTGCTATAGGAATATCTATGGTCTTAACATCAAGTCCACCAGTTTCATCTACTCCTATAGTCTTTTTAGTTTTTAAGTTAGTAGTTAATTCATCTAAGTTATCACCTGGATAACCTCTGACAACATATATCGCTTCTTGGAAGTCTTGCAAGTTATTTGATAAGCTACAAGCCATAAGGTCATAATCATCAATCAAGGCTTTTATAGGCTCTAAGTCTGTCTTTTCATACTTATTATTTTGGAGTTTAAAAAATGGTATATAACCAAAACTTCCACCATCATAATAAGCTTTTTCATCTTCTAATGTTATATGTGGTCTTGGGTTCGGTTTTATACCATTGTCTAATTTAAATTCTTTATTATCTTTATCTTGGATATAATAAGTTACATCTTTATCTGTCCATACTTCTACCTTAGTAATTGTTACTTCCTTGTCCTGGTCTTGTACTTTAGTATCATAATATCTTACTATAGAAGTGAGCTTATAGTTGTTTAGTTCATCATATATAGGAATAACACTCAAACTATCAGCTACCTGGAAGTTGATTTTATTTTCTTGATCTATATAAGAATAAACATATTCAAGTCCTTTATTACTAGCTCCTTCAATAGCATTTTGCAGCGTTTCCTGAAAGTCCTCATTGATATACTCTTTTAAATAATCCTGTAAAGTCTGATCTTCTGTTACAACTTCTATAGGATTAGATAATAAATACTGTACCTTTTGGTCTACTAATTCCGTATGGAATAAATGAGGTATCTTTATATTGCTCCTATACTTATCTTCTTTTAAAATGCCATTATTATCATAGTAAAATAATCTATAGTTTAGTATCTCATGTTGACCTTTATAGTATTGCAAACCTTGTCTAGCCTTTGCTTTTCCTGGAGAAGTTCTATCTCTATCTATTAATTTCTTAAGTTCTGAACCATTCACGCTTATCACCTCCTACACTAGCCATTTCTTAGCTTTCATTTCATCTTCTAATGAATACCTAATAGAATCTATACTATGGTTATTTTTATCTGGGAACTCTGCTTTAAAGTTTCCTTCTTTGTCTTTTTCTAGTTCATAACCTAAGAACTCTCTAGCAGTATTAGGGCATCTTTCTTTATCAATAATTATCTCTTCTAAGTCCTGTAAAAACTTAACACCATGCTCTACACTATCTGGACCCTTCTTTGCTCCAATAATCTTTAATCCTAATTTTTTAAATTCTGCTATTGTTCTAGGTTCAGCACTATCTGCTACAATTCTGTTATTACTTTTATTTTCTTGTTTTATAGTTTCTACTGCTGAACTATTACTCATTCCAGCCTTATGAATTTCATAGAATATATATAATCTTCTTCTAGTTTTATCATAATGATTTACTGTATAGTGTAATGGATCACTAGCATAACCAAAGTCTAAACCTCTATGTACCCTATCAAAGTTTGCTATTTCTTCATCAGTCATTTTTCTTATAGTTACATTAGTAAATACTTCCCCACCAGTCCCAGTAACTGCTCCTAAATAATCATGTTCATACTTAGTAGGATTTACTTTTTTAATATGTTCAGCTTCTAATATAAACTGTTCTCCAAGCCATTCCTTTGGTACACTTAAATAATTACTATGATGAACTAGCTTATCTTTTCTTGTCTGTAAAACCTCCATGTTTGCCCAATTCCTTTGGCTTTCTGGTGGGTTAAAAGAATAGAATACACAAAATTTAGGACCACCTCTCATAAGAGATTGATTAATATTTCTTATTTTGTCATACCCCTCAAACTCGTCTACTTCTTCATACCAAATATATTTTATATATCCCTTTGCAACTTTAATAGATTTCATTTTAAGAGGATTATCAGCACCTTTAAACAATACAACTTGACCGGTTGATTTAAAAGTAAGTTTTAATGGTGAAAAGTTAACTTCCCATTGGCTTTCACATTTAAGCTTTCCTATTGCCCATAACATTTGTTCAAATACAGACCCTCTTAGAGTATCTTTTACTCTTCTAAATATTACTGCGTTAGTTAGCTTTTCTTCTTGTGCATCTTTCATTATATTAAGAATAATTTCTATTGAAATAAAAGAAGACTTCGTACTACCACGACCACCCTTTAGCCAATGGTGAGTATAAAGTCCGCTTTTAATATCTTTATGAATTTGATGAAAACTAGGAGCTATTATTGATTTTAATTTTACTCTTTGCTTATTCATCTATATCATCTACTATCTCTATTCCTACATTTCCTTCAACTTCAACTTTTTCTGTAAATAATCTATATCTCTTACCCAACAACTCTGCTGCTTTATTTCTATCTTTTATATTAGGTCCTATATTAATTACTTTAGTTACAGTTCTATAGCCTTTTTTCTTACCATCATCTCCTATTACTGGTTCTTGCTCTTGAACTGCTAAAGGTTCTTTTTCTTCACCTCTAACAACTCTAGTAAGATATTTAAGGACTTCATCAGCTTTAGCTATTCTTGAATCTTCTAATTCTTTCATTTTTTCATCTATATAATTCTTAATATCTAGTTTTGACAAGTTCTCACTTGCTACTCTGTTTAAATTCTTACCTTTATATCCAGCTTTCTTTGCTGCTTCTGTGGCATTGCCTAACTGTATATAATAATCAGCAAATGCCTTTTGTTTTGGTGTTAGCTTCACAATGCCACCTCCTTTTATATAATAAAAAAGAACTCCATTAAGATCTCTTTAATATACTCCAAGCTTATCTATACAATAATTTCTAATTTTCCTCTTAGTAGTTAAACTAGAAATTAAATTACTATCTTTTTTAATCTTTTTTTCAATATTATTTTCTTGTATTTCAAATTGAAACTTTAATATCGTATCAATTTTCTGGTTAATCTTTGCCATGAGCTCACCTCTTTTTATCTGTTAAAAGTTCTTTTTAAGTCATTGTAATTAATAATATATTTCTATTTTTTTCTTGATTTTAGCTCCATAAAATGTTTTTTTAATTATTCTTTGAGAAGAAGAACTTATAAATAATATAATACACTTTTTATGTTGCTCATAATCTATAATATTTTTTTCTGTAGTACCATCTTGAAATTCCATTTTAATATATTTAAGTTTTTTGTAATTATTTTTATTGCACTTTAATATTAAGCATATATGTAATATACAAGCTATTAAAGTTATTATAATATAAGCAATACATACACACTTATTACTTGTTTCTACTACGAAGCATAATATTATAGAGTCTATTGCAAATATTAAATGTATCATATGTTTTATACGTAAATACTCGTTCTTATACTTAAAATTTAAATACCAAAATGTACTTATAATAAATTCAATACAAAATATAACTATCATAAATACACTATATATTAGTACACGGAACCATAAGATTTCAATTTGCTCCTGGATATATATATAGCTAAACTCTAATATAATCATTGCAACTAAAGGTGGAAAGTAATTTGACCACATCTTTTTTTCCTCATTACTTTCATCCCATTTTAATTTTCTACGTGCTTTTATAGGTATGTTATTATATATTTTAATTAACAATGGAATTATTATCAATGTAATAATGTTTTTAAACATTTCTGGCTCTAAAATTTTTTCGAACATACTAGACCCCCTTAATCAAATCTTTATGTTCTTCGTTTATATTACAAATTTCTTTAATATATATCAAACATAATACATATTATCTGATTTTTAAACCAATATTAATTTTCAATAATTCACTATTGGGTTAGTATGTTCCTTTAAATACCTTCCAAAAAATGTTATAATGAAGTTACGTTGGAATTATCCGTGAAAGGAGGTCTTAACGTGTTAGTTTCTTTTATTTTTCATAAATGTGCTAATATGATTAAAAAGGCTAATTCTATGAAAAATACTAAAAAAAGAAGCTACCGTAAAAGTAATCGTAAGGGCAAAATAATAAGCAAAAAAATTAGGACTAATATAAAAGGGTATATTAATCCTATAATAACTAGCCTGATAAGTACTTTTATAAATAAGTTAGTATTTTCAACCAACAAAATTATCAAATCTACAGACATATATTTTTTAATCTTATCAGCAATGATATTATTCACTTATTATTATTTGCACAAACACTAGATTAAATTAGGAACTTTTATTCCAACGTAAAGATTCTAACTAAACTCAATATAAAAGCTTGATGTTTTTCATCAAGCTTTTATATTTAATATATTCTATATTATTATATTAAATGCATATAAAAAAGACACCCCTTTGGATGCCTTGAACTAAGATTTACAGTATCCCTGCTGTGTTATCTTTTTCTATGATACTATCATAACATATCTAATTGATAAGATGTTGTCGTAAAAGCGACTATAAACCGACACTTTAGCGACACAATAAAGGTATCATCTTATTTATTGCTCTAATTTTAGCTTGTCTACAAGTTGAAGTTCCAGCATTTAATTTGTATGCTATCCCCTTCCATGAAAGTGTTGGTGCTATTAAATACTTCAATTCTATAACTGTTTTTTCAAACTCACTAAGAACCTGTACCGCATTATCTATTTTTGCTATGTTTATTTCATTAAATCTTTTTTTATGTTCATACTCTCTTATTTTATCTGGCTTATTTATTATTCTATCTTCTAATTCTCTATTTATCTTAAATGTCTGTCCTGTTTTCTCATTGAATCCCATAGCTTTAACATCATAATCATTTTTCACAGCTTCAATTTCTAGTTCTAAATTTTTCACATCATTAACCCATAATATATATGAATCTAACATCATCTGTACTTTTTCATAATCTGTCATATAATCACCTACTCTATTTATTTAATCCTCTAATAACTCCACATTATCTTTATATATACCACAAAAAGTCTCCTCTACACGTAGAATATAATACTTCTCTTTCTCCATAAATACCTCATGTACACTATTTTTAATTAATTTAGAATGTACATTTGTACAATCCTTTATTAATTTAACTTTCATTTATATCTTCCTTTCTGAACATTGTTTAAACTCTCTCAACTATTTGGGCATCCTCTTTGCTCACTTCACCAGCTTTAGTAGTATAACTGAACTTATTTATCTTCTTAACTTCATAAACCTTACCTAGTTTACTTAAATACCAATCACTCTTATTAGCATTCATAATTATTATTTTCATAAGTTTTACCTCCTGTTTTCTATCCTTAATATAGTTACAGCAGTAGCAACAATAAGTGTTGCCGCTACTATAATTACTGAATCCTTCACTTTAAGCCCCCACTTCTAGTATTTTAATAACTTGTCTCCTACCTATAGCCGTAGATGCTCCAACCTCTCCTCTCTTGAATGAAATATTTAATATCTCATTTCCAATTCCGTACTCTCTAGTAATAACTCCAGTTATAATTTCTGATTTACTTCTATACGCTTGAACCTTATCTCCAACTCTAACGCTCTTTTGCATCTGCTTTATATCAAATATTTCTGATTCTTCATTCTGCTCCTGTATGACCTCATTTTGTGAATATATCGCTTGTACATTGTTAAACTCTAATATCCACCCTCGTGAATTTATGCTAATAACTTTTCCTGGTACTTCTACTATTATGTTTCCATCACCCTTACGTTTAATTTCTTTAACATCAGGATACTTAGTTTTTAATTCTTGAAATCTCTGCTCTTGTAAGCTATTAGGATTTAGATTTTCTTTATAATAAAGTACCTGGTCCATGGGCAAAACATTAATCCTTTTATCAAATTCAAACTCTTCAACGCCTTGCCTATTTACATATATAGTTTTAAATCCTCCTTGAGCAATAAGCTCTATTCCATAACTTCCACAACTATATTTAATGATTCTTGATAAATTATCTATAGACTTGTACTTTTCTAAAGCTGTACTTAAATCTATATTTTCTGTAACTTTTTGATGTGTTTTTGTTAATGATTTAGGCTTTTCTGTTATTTTCTTAGCAGCTTTTGTTACTTGTATATCAAAGATACTTATTTGTACTGGAGTAAGTTCCATAACTTTTCCTCCTTTCAAGGAGCATTTAAACCCCTATTTAGCATTCCTTAAGTCAAATCTTACTTGTTTATCAGCCTTCTTTAGCATTATAAAATCTTCATCTTGAAAACCATCCATAAGATTTGGCATAGGACTTAATGTTGTTTCCCATCCGTAACCTAAAGTACCTAATACTTCTTTCCAACCTTTTATATCCGGTTCTCTTAATTTATCTCCATCAATCTGTTTTAAGACTGAATATATATGCCATAATATTTGTTCCTGGTTTATTCTAGACATCCAGAACTCTCTACTAAAAATTATAAATTTATATCCTGTTAGTTCTGTTAATTGCTTTGGTGCTTTCTTGATCCACATAACCTCGTCATTTCTGCTCATTTCATCTCCAACATAATCTATATCCTCTAAGAATAAAATCTTATTTATATTTACAAGAGTAAACTCTGGGATCTGTTCGTTGTACTTATCCTTTATCTTTTGTGCTAAAGGTGCATAAAACTCATTCTTGATCCAATGCTTTGAATCATATTTCCCATTGTTTAATGCTCTTATCTTTTGAACTTGTCCATTTCCAGTAGCTTCAACATATTGAAGGTTATAACCTATACAATCTAACTCTTTCAATTCTCCATCATCATTTATAATTCTTATTATTGGCATCCTATTTTCCTCCCTTAAGCTTCTTTGCTGCTGCTCTCTTTTTCTTTAACTCTCCATACTCAATCCAACCATCTTTTCCATACTTCAAACTTCTTGCTACCCATGTAAGTTTTAAGTCCGGATATTTATAATCAAATAACTTTCTTCTCATTTCTCCTTGTTGGGTACTCATTCCCTTAACATCAATTAACTCTTCTGCACCATCTAAATGATATATTAGGAAATCCGGTGCATAAGTTATTGACCTATGTGTCTTTCCATACTTTTTAAAACTTGGCTGCAGCTCATACTTAGGTTGTAACTCAAAATTTAATATCTTTCCTTGTGCTTTTAACTTTTTAAGGTATTGATAGTACCTTCCTTCGTCTTTACTATCAAATGTAATGCCATCAATTACTATCTTCTTTGAATTGTACTTACTCAATGTTGTCCCAACCTCCATTTCCTTCTTGTTGTTCTCTCTATGCCTTCTATATTTGTTGTAATAGCTTCACTTTTCTTTTTGTTCCTGAGATATCTTTTCTTGTAATAATCATTTATAACTTTCTTCATAAATTCATCCCTTGTAAGCTTTTTCTCCATAACATCACCTTATTAACTGACTATCAAATGATAATACAAACTTACAGCAATACCATTTGATAGCCTTAATCCTATCTCATAATACTTTTTACTATCTCAATAGCTTCTAATACTGCATATCCATCAAAATACATTCTTACTACTTCATCTACCCAAAAGTTATTGTCCATACTTCGTACTCCTTTATTTTTGCGAATTAAATTAAAACTTCAGCATAGTTTCTAAGTCCATTGTTTTGCCATTGCTTTCGCTATTCCAGGGAATGTTTTACTTCTGATTTTTGCTGTTCTAGGATCATTCCATGAAATAATTTTACCGTTTTCATCTCTTGCATAAGCTGCACTTGCTCCATATGAATGTCCATTTTTATCTATTTCACCCATACCTACAATTTCAGTTGGCTTTAATTTAGGTAATCCTTTGAGCCATAAGCATGTCTTTTTTCTAGCTTCATGACCATATTCGTAAGGTTGTATACATTGAGTCGGTTTTATTGGGAAAACCCCTTTAAATTCTTCAAAATGTTTAGGAATGTAACCGCCAGAGATTATATTTACTGGATTTTCGACCGCTATTTTATCGCAGTCAGCATTTAGAATTCTATAAAAAAACCATATAGCTTCTTTTTGCCTACCATCTTCACGTTTTTTCTTGAAGTGCCTTGCACCACTAACCGCAAGATGTGTACATGGAGGAAATGCAATTATCATATCCCACTTAGAATCTATACTATGACATACCATATCATTTGTTTTAAACACGCAGTTCCCGTTTAGTAATGGCAAAACATCATATTGTATATGCCACTCCGGATGTCCTCCACTACATGGTTCTATATCACATGAATATGCTTCATGTCCTAATTTTCTTAATTCTATTGTTACTGCTTGGCTTTCTTCACAAGCAACTAATATTTTCATTTTATATCCTCCTAAGGAGGTGTGCGCACACTTTTTATCTAGAATTACTCCATCTTTATTTTTTGATTTACTTCACAAAATACTATTTTTGCGTAGTAAGCTTTTAATCATGATATTAAAATTTTATTTAGCTCCTCTAAATTTACCCTGCTTATTAATCCTGTTTTAACATCTTGTAATACTAATTTTTTATTTTTCAAATCCCAACCTATTGCAATTCCAGTACTTTTCATTGTAGTTTGTAATACATTTAAAAGTAAATTCATATTATCTCTTGCTTCTTGTTTACTCATGTCTGCTCCTCACTTCCTTCATTTTGCCACCCTAGCAGCTTCTTTTCCAGTTCATTAAAGTCATATTCTCGCTGCTCATAGTTATTGAAACTATCAACCTTTTCATCTTTGTTATACTGTTTAGGTTTATAATCTTTTCCTTTTGCCTTCCAGTTGTTTAATATAGATCTAACATATTTTAAGTTTCTAACTCCATTTGTTGTTGCTATTTCTAATGCTTCCTTGGTCCATTCAAAGGTAAAATTATTAACCATATCTTCTAGTTCATCTTTAATAAAACTGCTGATAGTTCCAAAACCACAAGATTCATAAGTCTTAAAAATATTTTTTGAATTATTATCAACAACATCATCATTATTATTGTTTACTTTACTTTTCTTTTCTTTACTTTTCTTTACTTTACTTTGGGGATTAATGTCTGCATTAACTCCATTAATGTTAACAATAACTAAGTTTTTGTATGCATTAACTGTCTCATTGTCTAAAAGTAAGTATTCTTCACTCATTTTTACCTTTTGTCTACGCCCTACAGCTTCTAAATACCTACGCTGAATGCCCTTAGATGTAAGTATCTTGTGGGTTTCAAGGAGGTCACTATTAAATAACCCCCATTTAACACAATCATTAATGACAACATTAACTTCATTAATGTCTACATTAACCCTATTTGAGAAGAGTAATTGTTCCTTTTCTGTCCACTCATAGAAGTAACTGCTCTTATAAATCTTCATTAACAGTTTAATTACTATAGCAAAACCCAGTATGCCATGTTGAGCTTCTATGAGTGCAATCTTATCATCCTGGTCCATATCTACATCTAATGGGAAATAATCTAATCCGCTTTTTTGTGGTCTTGCCATCTTTGTCCTCCTCCAACCCTACAATGCTTGTTTAATTATTTTCTAAATTACTTTCTTGATTTTCATCCTTTACTTCAAAATCTGTATTTATATATTCAATATTGCTTTGAACATCAGAATCTTCTACTATAGCATCTTTTATAATATTTGAATCCGCAGTATAAGCATTTTGCATTTCTATACTTAAAATTCCCCATTTACTTAACATATTTCTTAATACTGTCTTTTTAGCCATTGCATCAAAATCCTTATTCCATCCAAAATCTGATTTGCTAAATTTATTTTTATGTTTAATAATCTGATCCTTTGTCCAATATGTTGATTTTTTAAATCCATTGAGTAATTCAAAATATCCTGCGTATCCTATAATTGAATCTGATTCTTTTTTAGAAAAATCTATTTTCAATTCTTCAGTAAGTGGATTCCACTCCTCCAGTTCTCCCTCATGTACCTCTATCACATTTATAGACTTATACTGTCCAGTTCTTAATGCTAATTGTACATATCCCTTATATCCCATTTGAAATTGTGCTTTATTTTTATAAGGCACTACCCATGCATACCCTAGATTTTTATCTACGGGCAAGTCCATTGTTGCTGCAACCATACAACTTGCAACTACACTCATAGGATCACACTTTTGTAAGTTCGTATCTCCATTAACTAAATTCACTATACTACTCATATATTGTGGTGCTTTTTGGTTCAATACTTCTTCAAATCTTTTCTTTATGCCACCATTACTCAAAAGTCCTTTTACTGTACTTCCTATTTCTGTTTTGCTTTGCTTCTTTGATAATTCATTCTTTAAACTTGATGCTGTTGCCATATTATTTTTCCTCCTTAATTGATAATCTTCTACTTAAACTTTCCTTCAAACATTTATCATAAGTATCCTTAAACTCAGCTTTTAATTTTTTAGAATCAACTCTACTACTTTTTATTTGTTTCCAGCTAATATCAAAACCATGAACATGAGCTAATTCTGAATTTCCTATATCATTTTTAAGCTGATTTTCTACTTGCTTAATTTCCTCTTTAAATTCCTTTTCACGTTTTTTTAATTCAAAATATTCCTGTAATTTATTTTTATAACTAGAATCTAACTCTACTATTTCTCCCTCATTTGCAATCTTAAATTTCTCATTAACCCACTTTTCAGCTGCTGAACTTCCATCCAATGCTGGTGGTGTTTTATTTTCTACTAGTTTCCAAAATTCTTTTTCAGTATTAATTATCATTCTTATGAGTTCTTCATCACGTTCTACTTCTTTCCATATGAATTTTTGTCCACCTATTAATACTGCTATATATCCCTTTTCTGCTCCTGTTACTTCTAAATAATGCTGCACTTGTACTAAATAGCTAGCTGGTATTTCTTCATCTTCCCATTCTTTAGCTAAAAATTGATTAGCTGTTTTACATTCTAATACGGCGCTTTCTCCCACAACTCTTCTATCTATATTTGCAACCATAAATGGATACTTCTTATGTTTAAAATGTCTTCTATCTCTTCTTACTTTTTTACCTGTTCTTCTTTCAAATTCTTTAGCAACTACTTCTTCAAACTGATCTCCCCAATAAGCTGCTTCACTTTGCTCTTTAACTTCAGTAATTGGTTCAGTTTTTTCTAAATAGACTTCAAAAGGAGTTTTCCACTTATTTATTCCAAGTATTGCTCCTATATCACTTCCACCAATACCTTTTTGTCTTTCTTGAAGCCATTTAAGTTTATTCATATTTAAGTTCCTCCTTAAATCTACACTTTAACGCATCATCTTCACTGTTATAATAAACTTCATTTAAGTAATACTCTGGATTCTCTTCATCATAAATTTTGCAATCATTAGCATTTAATACAGCAAGTTGTGCATTTATACTATCAATTAATACAGTTAATGCTTTATTCATAGCTTTCCAATCCTTCCTAAGCTTTAATTCTTACAAGCTCATGTATCGTTGCTGAATTATCAGCTTCCGCTACTAAAACTCCACATCTTAAGCAATACCATCTTTCCCAAACTTCTGGATAAGCTGCCATGTTGCCTGTACAATATGTTTCTTCACACCCGCATTTAGGACAGAATTCATCTTCTACATAAGGGACTTTATATCCATTGGCCCATGTGTCGATTTTTAATTCTAATTTGCCTATTCTCTTTCTTAATTTATTCTCATTTAATTTAAATCCTAAAATCTGATTTTTTATTCTTCTAGGAACTTTCTCTCCAGATTCTAAAGCTAATTTAAATTTCAGGTACTTATAAGAACTCATTTTTTTCACTTTACAAATCCCCCAATCTCTTATAGAATCTAAGTAACGATTTTTTATTTAATTTTTTGATTTTGAGCTGTTGGCGCAGCTCTTTTTTCTTGTTGATAGTTCCATGATTGATAATGCTTTACTTACATTAACCTCTTTTACGATAGCTAGATAAAGTGCTATCCAGTTTGCATTCATACCTTCACTCCCTTCATACATATTTTTAAATAACATTTGCTATGAAGATTAGAACTGGAATTAACGCTATTAGCTCCCAACCCTTCGCATCTTCTTTTGCTATCTTCTTAATATTTAGGACCATTAAAGCTGAAATTGATATGAAACTATAAAAACCAAATACTGCTTGTCCTATAGGTGTCATGTAATCATCTCCTTCTTAATATCTAACTGGTGGTAAAACTTTCATTGTCCTTATATCTACAAGAGTAAAACTCTCCCAGTGTTGTGTAAACCTTAAATAATTGTTTGCATTTAATCCTAAACTACTTAGTATTTTCTTTTGTGTAAGTGTTAATCTCTTTAAATGTTTTATGTTATTCCTCCTTTAAACTTAAAACTGGTGCCAAATTAGCTAATGTTTTGCTCAGTATACTTTTTAGTTGATCATTCTCTTGCTTTATTCTCTCTAATTCCCTTTCCATGTGCCTACGTTCAATAGGACTAAACCTCTCTAATTTACTTCCCTCTAGCTCTAAGATTGTTTGCATATTAAATCTTATTGCTGGTATACCCTGAACTACGGGTATAATACCAGCTTTACGATATTCTTCTATAGACTTGACACTCATTTGCCAACGTGCTGCTAAATCCTTTTGAGTTAATAGTTTATTATTCATAATTATTCCTCCTATCTGCTACAAGCTACTTCTTGTAAAACAATTTGATTATTAATATATTCAATCTCATTTTGTAATACAAATGGTGGTTTATACTTTGATATCATTTCTAATGAATGTTGAAATTCTTTTCTTTTAATAGCTTTATAACTACTTACCCCAAATTGCCTTTTTAATTCCCTCTGTATATCTGAATATACTTTTGTTCTTAAAGATTTATCATTATAGGCATTTGTATGATATCCACCTAAAACTTTTATTCCTTTTCCTCTAACTGATTTTTGAAGTTCATCCATTTCAACTCCAAATAATGGACTTTCTTCTCTTAATTTTCTAACACCCTCTTTAGCTTCTAAAGCATGATTGTTAACTTGATTAAGTTGCTGCTTCACTTCTTTCATACCTTGCAAAGTGCAAATCATTATATCTTCTAAAGTCTTTGGTACATTTTGAGAATCTTCCTTAACTCTAAAATATATTTCTTCTAAGTTATCAAACTGTTCCCATGCTTTATCTGTATCAAGAATCTTACAATGTCTGTTTGCTCCTCTTTCTGTCCATAAATATAAACTAGCTGCCCTTTTACCAACTAGGTAAATATCATTTACTTGGTTCTTAAACTCCTTTAGTTCTTTACCTTGTAAAAAATAATAATGTTTTCCTTCCTTGAAATTATTCTTATGATTGTTAAAATTAACTTTAATATTATCTGTTGTTGTTCCATAAATTTTAGCTAATTGTTCTGTTGTTAAAACCCTTCTTCCTTTAATTTCTATAATTTCTAAATTATTCACTTAATTATCTCCTTTCTAATTCAATTCACTATCCTTTTTAAATAATTCTTTAAAGTTACATTCCGGAAAAAATTTTTCATGAATTGTTAAAGCTTCATCATATGTAAAAGGATATTTACCAGCTATCTTCAAATTCAATGTATTATAACTTCTTCCAATTTCTTTAGCTATCAATGGTTTCTTAATTCTCTTTCTAACAATTTCTGCTTGTAAGTTGTTATACATTTCGCACCCCCTTAAACGATATTTCGTTTACAATTACATTTTAAACTATTTTTCGTTTAAAGTCAATGATATTTTATAGTTTTTTTCTATTATTTTGTTTTTCTAAATGAAATTTCGTTCAAAGCGATTGAAAATTCGTATTAGAAATGATATTATTAATGTATATTTTCCATAAATTATGCATTTACTATTAACGAAAGGCGGTATTAGAATGAACAAAACAGAAAAGTTAAAACATATTATCTTAAGTAAATATACTAGTATAAGAGAGTTCTCAAAAATTGTTGATATTCCAAGTACGACATTAACAAGTGCACTAGATAAAAATATTGGTGGAATGGCTGTTGATAGAATTATAAAAATATGTGACGTATTAAATATAGATATAAAAACTTTTGAACCTCTAAATAATTCTTCAGATAACTCTCAATTATCACATCAAGAAAAAACTTTAATAAAAAACTTTAATAAACTAAATGATTTAGGTAAAGAGAAAGTAGTTATATATACACAGGATTTATTAGATAATCCTAAATTCTCAACTAATGATGAAATATGTGCTACAAAAGTGCCTTATCTAGTTGCTTGTCATAATGATGACTTATCTAAAGAAGAAAAAGATGCAATGGATAAAAAAATTAATGCATTTTTAAATAAATAATTATAAGGTAACATAGTAATGAATAATTATGAAAAATTATTAGAAGAGGCACGTAAATTAGGCATTAATGTTGTAGAAATAGATTTAGGAACTGATAAACCATGTGGTAAATGTATCAATAATATAATTTTTATAAATAGTAAGATTAGTATAAAAGATAAGTATTGTATTTTGGCTGAAGAGTTAGGACATCATAAATTGACAGTTGGTAATATAACTGATCAATCTAAACTTTCAAATCGAAAACAAGAACTAATTGCTCGTAGATGGAGTAATAAAAAATTAGTACGCTTATTGGATCTTATAAAATCTTATAAGTATGGTGCTAAAACTCGATATGAAATAGCTGAGTTTCTAGGAGTTACAGAAAAATTTTTAGAAGAATCTATACATTACTATAAATCTAAATATGGAACATGTTTTGTAATAGATAATTATACTATCTATTTTGAACCTAATTTAGGTATTATGGAAATGTTTTAAAAACTAATAAAATTATATTAATACTATTAAGATTACTAATTACTTAATGTTAGTTTAAACCAATTAGTGATCTTTATTTTTTAAAGAACACACATTCAAAAAGGAGCGATTTAGAAATGGACTATAATATAACTTATCGTCAAAAAGACAAAGGTTGGCAATTTATAATTTCCTATAAAGATAATATGGGGAAATGGAAGCAAAAATCGAAACAAGGATTTAAGACGAAAAAGGACGCTAAACCTGCTGCTGAAAAAATGTTAAAAGAATTAAAAAATACAACTAAAAATGTTCCAGTGAACAATGATTTAATTAAGGTTACTTTTAATCAATTAACTACTATATATTTAGATCATATAACTTTGTATAAAGAATACCATACTGTTAAAAGTTATAAAAATTGTTTTTCAAAATTTAAGGATTTAAATAATAAGAGAATTAAAGAAATTAAAAAACATGACATACAAAGCATAGTAGATAAATTACTAAAAGAGCATTTGAAATACTCAACAGTAAAAAAGTATGTTGGAATATTAAATATGTTTTTTATCTATGTTAAAGACGATTTAAATTTAATATTTGAATTACCTACTGTAAATATAAAAATTCCTAAAGAAAAAGAATATAGTAATAAAATCGCATTAACTAAAAAACAATTAAATAAACTTTTAAAAGAATTACAAGATAATAAATACTATATGGTTGCTTTTATAGCAGCTAATACTGGAATGAGATTAGGAGAAGTTCTCGGCTTAACCTGGGATTCTATTGACTTTAAACGTTCTAGCATAACTGTAAATAAACAATGGAAAGTATTAAAGACTCGAAAATCTGGATTCGGATCACTGAAATCAAAAAATTCTTATAGAACAATTCCTTTATCCCCCAATACATTAAAAGAACTTAAAAACTATAAGAAAAATAATCCTACTGATATAAACAATAGAGTTACTCCTTTTAATGCATCAAGTATTGATAAATATCTAAATCCCAAATTGAAAGAATTAGCTGGAATTACTATGCATGAATTAAGGCATACTTATGCCACTGCATTAATCTCAAATGGCGTAGATTTTAAAACTGCTGCTAAAATTCTTGGTCATACTGTAGAAATGACTATGAAGATTTATTCTCATGTTACAGATGATATGATGAAAAAAGCAACTATTATAATAGAAAATATTTTTTAAAAATTATTTTTGACGATTTTTTTGACGAATTTCTGTAATATAGCTTATATCAATGATTCTATAGGAATATCTGTATTCTGCCTTAGAATACTTCTAAGTCCTGTAGAAAAAGTAAGTCCTGCTTTATTGTTTACATTCATTTGATTTATTCCATGAATTTGATATTCTACAGGATCCTCCACTGTAATTATATTTTTTTCTTTTGAATTTAGATAATTTAACATTGCACATAAAGTAGTAGTTTTACCACTACCAGTTGGACCAGTCACAAGAACAATACCATTAGGATGCTTTAATATATCTTTTATTAAATTTAAATCTTCATTATTTTGTATTAAATCTTCTAATTGTATATCATTATTAAATTTATATAAAATTCTTATTACTATTTTTTCTCCATTTACAATTGGTAATGTTGAAGTTCTTAAATCTAAAACATTATCTTTAAATTCATACTCCATTTTTCCATCTTGTGGTATCATCTTTTTAGAAATATCCATACTTGACTTTATTTTTATTCGTGTGCTTACAAGCATATATACTTCTCTAGGTATAGTCAAAATTTCATTTAAAACACCATCAATTCTAAATCTTACTTTAACATTATCTTTAAAAGGTTCTAAATGAATATCACTTGCTTTTAAATTAATAGCTTGATTAATTATTGAATTGGTTAATTTTACAACAGGAGCATTTTCTATAATTTTATTATTATTTTCATCATCTTTAACTATATAATTAACATTTTTCAAGTCCTCTAAGACTTCATTTACTGTTTGCTTTTCATAATAACTTTCTATAGCCGAAAATATATTATACTTTGTATCAACATAAGGAATAACTTCCATACCAGTAATAAATCTAATTTCTTCTTTAATAGTCTCATCTGAGGGATTTAACATAGCTATTAATAATTTGTTTTTAATTATTTTAAAAGGCATTATTTCATATTTCCTAACTACTTCTTTGGGTATAAGTTTTATGACATCTGGTGATATGTATAAATCATCTAAAGATACTGATTTTATATTTAAATCTTTATTCAAATATTGAAAAGCCAATCTATTTTTCAC